GCCAGTCGGTTGAAGTGAAGGGTGAACCAGAGCATCCAGTTACAAACCATGAACCACTGAAATACGACACATCCCCCGTCACGGTTGAATTGTCCGAAAAGCAGCAATCGTGGCAGGGGGTTTCGCTCACACAATCGAACACCTGGCAATCCGAATCATCGCAACTGGTCTTATCTGGTGCCCCGGCGTCCGTCGCTCCCTCGGGCAACTCGTCCTCGCGCGTGTTGGCGGCGTTGATGTAATAGCACTCATCGCCGATCTTCTTGACGCTCTTTCCGCTTTGAATCCAGTCGATCACCCGCGCGTAGTAAGTGCTGGTCGAATCATCGGAGCATTTGAGGTACTGGATAAACTGCACGTCCGCCAAACAGTGGGAGCATGAATAGTAAAGCGGCCCGCTGGTGTCGCCTCCACCCATCGACCGCAGGGAAGTCACTTCGTAGCAATTTGTTCCCTCCCGGATGATCTTCCCGGCAGCGCCGGAGTATCGGGAGACGTACTTGCTGACCAGGCTCCCGGTGCGGCAGTCTTTCAGTTGAAGCTGATCCCAATCATCATCTGGTGGCGTGGGCGGCGGGGGATTATCCGGCGGTGGGGGAGTGGTGTCCGGCTCACATTTTCCCGTATCGCCGTTGTAGGTGTATCCGCTGGCGCAGCCGGGGTCTGTTCCCGGCGGTGGATTGGCAACACATTGGACGCCATTCCAGTAATATCCATCGGCACACGGCTCGGAAATATCAACGCACGCCGTTCCGTCCCAATACTCACCATCCGCGCAATCGTGGTCGTCGGGTTCGTCGGGGATGCACGTTGACCCATCCCAATGCCAGCCCGTGGCGCAGGGCGTTGGATCATCATCATCGACGCATGTTGAGCCGTTCCAGTGCTGGCCGTTGGGGCAGTCCGGTGGTTCGTTGCCATTGTTGGCGCGGCAGTCGGCACAGTTCTGAAAAATCTTTTGCGGCACGATCAGCAACGCCGAAGATGGAATAGCCTTGGTTGCTTCCGTTGGCTCGACGTAAACGCATACCCCCTGATAGGAAAAGTAGAATCTCTTCGGCGGCAGGTTGCATTCGGCAACCCACAAATCAGGCAAGCTCACCTTGCCTCCTCCCCCACAGCGCCGAACCTTCACCCCCTGGGTGACGGTGGCGGCGGGTCCGCACAGGCAATCCGTACAGGTTTCAAACTGGCTGGCGCAGGCGGTAAAAATCCATGCGGTTGACGGCCGGGAAACGATCTCGGCGTCGGATGAGATTGAATAACAGAATCCCCCAGTACGCCAGATAAATGTCTGACCGGCCGGCGGCAGCTTCCCCTGGGGAATCCACAACGGGCGGGCGTTCTCGCTGCCTTCCTGGCCGTCGCAAAGAGTGGCCATGGCACCCGAAATACAATCGTTGCAATTGGTAAACTCGCTGTCGGGGTCGATCACCTTGGCGCCGGCGGGGATGGCGGCGGCGTAAGAATTGGGATAGGCCGAATAACAGACCCCCTCGTACTGGAAGAAAACGGGGGCGGCTGGGGCGGATGAGAGCCATACCTGTTTGGGTGCGGTCCAAAAGAATTGTCCCGCGCAAATGGTGGGCGCGACTCCCCCGGTACAGGCGTCCATGGTGGGGTGGCAATCGTAATAATTGACGATGACCGCTGCCCCGCCGAATCCGGTACACGTTCCCGGATCAACGTAGTAGCAGTCCCCCCCGAATCGGAAATAACATCGGGCCGCAAGGCCATTGGGTGGGCAGGTGATCCATACATTGGGCAGCGGCCCCACCGCGTGCAGGCCTAATTCTCCCCCCGGCAATGGATGTTCATCGCCACCTGGCCCGCCTCCGTGATGGTCATTGGTGGCGTAGGAATCTTTGCAGTTCGTGCAATCGGTGAACGTGCTCCCGGTGGTTTTCAGGGTCACGGCCCCACTGGGCGGTGCTGCCGGCGTGGCTGAAAAATCAACCGAATAACACCAGTCCGCAAAACCAAAATATCGGATCGAGGGTGAGGGCGTGGGGGTGATGTTCTTCACCCAAACGTCCGGGGCACCGTCGGCTTGTCCAGAACAGACCGTGGCCTCGATATAATCGTAGCAGTCGGGAGAGCAATCGGGGCAGGCGGGAAGAATCGTGGCCATTAGGAACAGCTCCCCCCAACCGCGTTCTCATAAGAGAACAGCCATTCGGTCACACCGTCGCAATTGACGATTGGCCACGCCTGAACCACCGGCTCACCCTGAACCGGCTGGATGGTGATGGTGCCGGGCAATGAATCGATGTCGATAGAGTTGCCCTGCATCCCCGATGCGGAATTGTTAGCCTCCACGGAGTTGTAGGCGTACCCATCGGTGGCGGATGAACGGCCGCCGCTTTTGTCCTGCCATATCCCGTTGTGAACCAATTCTTGTTCGGTCCATGAATAGCGCCAGGCGTTGTCGCGGTCCGTGATCGTGGCGTAGCTGGTGATTTTGATCCAGGTGGGGCCGGTGCCGCTGCCGCCAGAATGAAACCAAAAGAACTTCGCGGGCGGGTTGGTGTTCCTTGCAATCGCAAAAATGTGAACCAGTGTCCCTGCATTCAGGGTGTGCGTTCCAGTGGAGGCAAAGGCGTCACCTGCGCCAAGGGACAGCTCGGATATGTTTGTTGCGGTGATGTAGCCCTTGTCCAGATCGGCAACAGACACCGCATTCGCAGTCACATTCAACAGCTTGGCGGTTGTGGCGGCGGCCGCGTCCAACCGCTGAACCCAATACCTCGAATCGGTGTAATCGCTTTCGGCGTTGGGGCCGGTGCTTCTGACAACCCCCATGAAATGACCGATGGCCGATGACGTTGGAATCGGCTGCATCCGCTCATTGAGTTGCTTTTTGAGTTCGTTGATCTGTGCGGCCATCTCATTCAGATAGTCCGCAAACAACAGATCGCCGGGCTTGGATAAGGCTATGTCCTGTTTGTCCATAAATTCGTGGCAAGGGGACTGTCGCCTTCAGGCGACGGAGTAGTCACTAGATGACCGAAGGCAATCCAAGCCCGTTTAAGTCCATCGTGTTCACAAGCAAGTCATTGACATATCCGTTTCCTGATGGGGTTAGCAGGTCAAAGCTGGGTTCAATGTCGGCGGGAACTTCATAGGTCGCATTGTCCCGAAACAGCATCGTGTGAAGATGCGTGTGTTCGTCGTACTCAATCGCTCCGCAGAATTTGTAACCCGGCCGATACCTGATTTTCTCAATGGTCAAATTCATCACCTTCCACGTCCACTTAGGCTGCCCACGGAAGGAGACCGAATTGACCTTGTTCAGATACACCAGCTTGTTTTCAGGATCATCGGGGACTTCCATGCGGAAGGTCAAAACACCATAAGCCCTAGTGGTTCGGCTTCTGCCCAGTTGCGTTGCCACTGTTCCATCGGGCGAGGTGTAACTGACCTTAATCAGCTTCCCATCCGCATATCGTTCCGTTTCAATTTCACGTGTGGTCCCATTGAAGGCCAGAACCGTTTCAGGTGTGTTGCCGAAATCAGGAGTGCCATAGGTGACGTAGACCTTGACGCTGGTTTTCGACCTTGCAGGGAACGGCTTGGGTCGTATGCGATTGACGAAAATCGCCCCATTGTTGGGATGGGGTACGTTGTAGGCGACCCCCTTCTGCCCCGCCAGTTCGTCATACGCCTGTTGCCAGATACCTGGACCTGGGGTTAACCCGTAAACGCGGAATGCCCGGACCTCGATCCTCCCGTTGGGGTTGATTTCAGACTCCGCACCGTCTATCAAATCTTCAACAATTGTGACTGGCATGGGGGTGGAGGGTGTTCAGAATTTTCTATCGACTATGCTGACTCGCACGGGTAGGATGATGATATTCCAACAAGTGGAGGATCATGCGTACTGCTATTGCGATTTTACTGGCCTTTGTCTTTTCCGTTCCCGCGATTGCTGCCGATCCGCCCAAAAGTATCGAAGAGGCTCAGGCTGAATTGGATCGAAAGCAGGCCCAACGAGAAGCAGCGGCAACCCAACCGGCGAATATCAGTCAAGGCGAGTTGGACGCCTTGCGGGCAGAGGTGATGCGATTGAGGGCGGAAAATGCCAGACTCAGAGCGGAAATTCAATCCCTTCGACAGGATTCATCAAAGCAATACCAAGCCCCCCATAAACCCAAAACAACCTTCACGGATCGCGCCAAAGAGGCAACCAAAAGGGGCGTTTTGGTCATGGAAGATGGGAGGCCATATAGAGCGAAATTCAACAAAAAAGATGCTGATGAAACACTGGCGCAGGCTCAAAAAATCGACAAAGCAATACAATCCTATCTAAACACCCACGATGTTGCCGATGACGTGGCGGAGTCCCTTTGGGCTGGAAAACCTGCCATCGGAATGGACCGTGAGGCGCTTTTAATTTTTGGGCAATTGGGAGTAAAATCTGAAACAACCAATGCCCAGATAGCAAAGTTCGTTCCATGGGACCCCACGCCGCGAACATATGAAGATACGATATTTTACTGGCTAACATTAGAAGAGAATGTGGTCATTCGTGTGACAACAGGCAAATGATTATCAGTTTAACCGAGCGCCATTGCCGCCATTATCCTTAATGTCCTTCAGGTAGCTGGCGATCAATTTCAGGATTTCCGTATCCTCCTGTTTCTTATCGCTGAATGGATCAGAAAACGCCATGGCGCGAACATCCACTTCGGTAGCCCGTCCGCCGGATCGCGGCTTTAAGATGCGGTCCTGCATCGACTGGAGTTCGGCTTCCTGAGTCGCGATCAATTGCTGTCGATTCTCTGGGGCAACAGCACGAAGCTCAGACCCCATTCCCGCAAGAGCGCCGATCATGCCGGCGGTGCGGTCGTGGAACTGCCCCCTAACTTGTGCTTCGGCAACCCTGGCTTGATATCCCAAAACAATATCCGCCTGCTGTCTGCCGTGCACCTCTTCCATTAGCCGCCGCTGGCTATCAATCTCATCCTGAGCCGCCTTCTTTAGTCGCGGGTCTTCAATGGCATCCAGTTTAGCTTTCGCGTTCGCCTCGAACAGTTGCTTTTCGGCTTCGTAATCCCGCCGCTGGATGCGAAGTTCATTGGCGGAAGTGTTGGCCCTGGCAATCGCAACGGATTCATTGATTTGCCGTTCATGGTTGGCAACGATGACCGAACGCTCCGCCATGCGTCGGGTGGATTCGTTTTGCCGCTCTTCAAGGTCCTGGATCAGCGCCAGCTTTGCTTGGGTCGCGTTATCGAACGCCTGAAGATCGGCTTCGTAGTTTTTCCGCTGAATGCGAAGTGTTGCCTCAGACGTTGCGGCAACAGCGGAGGCAGAATCGACGGCACGCTTTTTCTTTCGCTCTTCGGCTTCCGTTTCGTGCTGCTCGGCCTGTCTGGCTAGTGCATCCTCATTCTGTGCGGCGATATTCCTTCGCTCCTGGGGATTAACCACACCTACCAATTTCTGCTCGCCAGCAACCTTCAATTGAAGTGTTTCGGCATTCTGACGAAGTGCAAAGGCGCGATCGCCGTCTCCCGAACGCGCCGCCCGCGAGGCCAATATCTGAGCATTGGAAACCCGTGTTCCCTGCTCAGTGGCATAAATGGAGAATGCCTGACGTTCTGACTCCTGCTTTATCTGGAGGTCGCGAATCTCTTCTTCCTGTTTGACGATGTTGATGTCACCAGACAATAACGAGATTTTCTTGGCGTCACTGATCCGCTGTTCCGCTCCCAACCGTATCGCCCCAACCGTGTCCCCACGCAGGCCGGCGATGTTGGCGGCTTGGGAGCGACTCAATACGCGGGATGCCTCTCCGGCCGCAACCCGCTGGTTCTCATCATCAATAACCCTCTGTTGTGCCGTACTGGCACCCGTAATCTGATCCGCCACCTGCGCGGTAATCCCCAGCACGGGAATACTCTTGGTGAATTGGATGGTGTTCAATCGGGCTTGCGCCTGATTTGCCACATTCGACGATGATCGCAGGCGGCGGTTTTCTTCGCTGAAGTAATCACCAGCAAGCCGTGCTCCCTCAGTGACGACAAAGCCCGCCGCCGCGAACCCAAACGCACGTTCAAGCCCACGCTGAGAGAATGGATTGAAGCTGGCAAGACCCCGATGCCCCTCCCGTCCGCCGGCCCGTCCGGATGGACTGTTTGGCCTCGCCACCATATTGCGAGTGCTAGCAAATCTCTGTGTGGCTTCAGCCTCTAAATCTCCGGTTCCAACAAGCCGCGTCTGGATGTCGAGAGTTAGCTTGTTCTGGTGCAACTCCGCACGGGCCTCGCGAATTACCCCCGCAAGATGGTTGCGGAATGCGCGGTCGTCAACGCTTAATTGCGCCACCCGCTCGCCCCGTGCGGTAAGACTTCGGGTCTGTGGGCCAAGGATGCGGCTATCTTCCGCATATTTGATTTTGGCCTGAATCTCAATCTGTTCCTGCGCGGCACGCTCTTTAGCCGTGCGGACCATCTCCGCCACGCGGACCTTGACCGCTTCGGGGCTGAATTTAACCCGTGGTTCAAAAACAAACGACTTCTCGTTGATGAGCCGGACCTGTGCCGCAAGCTGCGCCGATGAACGCTCCGCCTCGCGGATGGCCTTATTCATGGCGCGGGTGATTTGACCCTCCTGAAAATCCATTTCAGGCTTGATCTTGATCACATTGGGTGAACGCGCAATGATGCGCTTCACCTCTTCAAATCCCGGCTTCATGGTGGATGGGTCCACCGTCACCGGAATTGAAATACCACCCGCGTCTCTTATAACCCCATCAGCCATCCAGCAGTGCCTTTCTCATGTCACGAAGCTCCTGAAGGTCCCCGCCTTCATCCTCATGTTTCATATCGCGGATGGCGGTCAATCTCGCCTCAAACTCATCGAGGGGGATTGACCACGCATCCGCGATTTGAGGAAACTCATGCTCTATGCGGCAGCGGTCGTAGAAGCCGTATCGTTCTTCGGCGGAGTCTGATAGGTCTCCGGCTCCGCCGTCGGAGGGTTTGGGGAGTCTTCTCCATACGCTTCATCCGGCGCAGCCAGTGAAAGGTTGCACAACTCCGCCGCCAGTATTAATGGATCAAACGCCGGATCGGACATGGCGTCTCGAATTTCCTGGCGTTCAGACTCACCACAAACCATCGATCGCTCGATGATCGCCAGCCGGCCGTCAAGCGAATTGACGTATCCGATGAACTCCCGTTCACCGTACTGGACCTCATCCAGCGCCCGAAGCTCACCCAGCATCTCTTCTTTTTCCGCACCCACGGCCTTTAGATCGGCCAGTAGGCTTTCCCGTTTCTGCGCTTTGAGTTTGCGCAGAATTTCGACGCGGTCATAAGGGGTGAGCTTCTTGAATTGATAATCTTTCCCGCCAATGGGGCGGGTGATCGTGCGTTCACCAACAGACATGAAATCTCCCAGTTAAAGGTTACGACGTTGCCCACGTTTCGGTGAGGTCGCCCTTGTTAATTCCTTCATAGCTGATCGGCACCGCACCAGCGCGTTTGCGATGGTCAAGGGTGGCACCAGACATAATGAAATTTCCCGTTTCGGTGCATCCGGTTTTAGCCGTCAGCGTCACCGCGCCGGCGGTTTCCGAAAACGAGTCCAACCCCGGCGCGGTGCTGGCCGCATTGGCCTTGAGGAAGCCCGCCGCCGTCAGGTTGTAGTCGATCGTTCCAGCGCCAGCGTGGCTTGAGCCGGTTCCGGTATCCGTATAGCTGGTGTCATCATCCACCGGCTGCGAGCAGCGCAGCGTCCACGACGCGAAGTCCGCATTGAAGCCGGAGGGAAGAGACACCGCCCCATCTTTTCCACCAACACGAGTAACAGCCATAATCCAACTCCTTTCGGGAGGGATTCAAGAGAAAACAAAAATCAAAAACAGTGTGGTTCAGGTATGCAGCAGACGCCGTGGAGTCAGACGCCTATTGGAAATCAAAACCGAGATTCGCCTTGGGTCTGGCTTGGCCAGATCGGGAACCGGAACATGGAACCGCACATGCTGAGGGGGGACGGGATAAAGCGTTCGATGCCCATCTTCCGCCGGGTCCCACGGGCGCACTTCCAGCAGTTCCAGATTACGGAAGTAGGTATTGACCCATTCCCGCATTTGCTCGAATGGCAACAAGCGATTCATGGCCGATTGCCGGTTTTCTTCCCGTCCTGTCAGCAGGCACTTGGCCCGCCAGAACACAAGAACTTTTCCACTAGGGGTGACAACCATTATTCGGCCTTGGCGTGGTTTTCGATCTTGCCGGCAACGGGAGTCACCACCGGCTGGTCAATCCCGCCCACGGAAACAAACTCCAACTCTGGTGAAGTGCGGGAAAGATGATCTCGAATATCATCTTCCATCTTCACCCCGGAACATTGCAGGGACATCAACTGTCCGGTGCGTTTATTGCGAACAGTGAACGTGGTCATAAGTCTCCTTTACACGGTCGGATCGACCAGGAAATACCCCGTCAGCACCGTCGCGGCGGCAATGGTGACATAGATGGCTGTCACGTCCGCAGAGAACGGGTTGGCGTGATAGGTCCCATCCTGCCAAACCAGCGGCACGCCTGCGGCGAGGGTAATGGTGTCATCGGCGGCGCTGCTGGAATTGGTTTCAATCGTCGCCGCCGTGGTGCTGACCAGATAGATGCTCTTGAGTTGCGAGATGTCCAGCGTCAAGGCAACCAGCTGATCGGTGCCGCTGGAGAGTGACTCGCTGAGAATAATGGACTGCCCCGCACTCTTGGATTGCGTAGCGGTCACACTCTCCCCGCCTGTTGCGAGGGTATAGGTGATACTGTGCTGTACAGACATAAAATCTCCTGCCGTTCAAAAGATCAATTCACACTGAATTCATAAATTACGGACCATTGCCAGACATCCTTGCCCCCGCTGCTGGCGTCATCTTCCAGCTTGGCGGGTATCGGTTCTCCGATTCGTCTCATGCTGTAGTTGGTGGCCCCGCTCAACGTCAGGTTCGTATCATCAAAGATGTTGATGAACGCCTTGATCGCGTTGTAGGTCAGGTCATGTCCGGAAGCCGAATCGCTCGCACACCCAACCGCCTTGAAGACAATCGTGATGTCGGAACTGATCTTGTTTGCATACGCATCGGTCAGGGGTCCGCCCACAACTTCGCTGACGATGTACGGCATACTCGCCCCCGGTTGCGCCGTGTCTCTGGACATTCCGCCCGGAAATGCGGAGGTCAGACCCGCGTTACCCGTGAACTGGGTATAGATGGCGTGGAGCAACTTAAGGATCATTGGCCGGCAAGGATTCGGATAATCTCATCGCGTGAAGCGTCAACGGCTGGGCTGGCGAAGGGTCGCGGTTCGACAAACACGCCTTTTTCACGCTGCTGGGCGTAGGCGGCTTGTTCCTGTTTGGCCTGCGACCGCAACTCCTGTTCGGTGGCTTTGAGGCTTTTGTCTCCGGTGGTCTTTCGCAACTGTCTGAGCTTGGACGCCTGCTTTCGGGTAGACCTGGCCTTTGAGCTTCGCCTTGATCCCACCTTGTGGCCAAACTCCACAAAGGGTGCGTAATACTTTTGCACCACGACCTTGAAGCCAAGCGGTTTAATATCAACCCGCGTGGCCGCTCGCATCGCTCCGGTGCGAACCGGCTCGCGGGCGATGACCTGCGCCAAGAGGTAATTGGCGGCTTTCTCGATTCGAGCGGTGATGTTCGCTTCAACTTTCTGTTGTGCGAATTCCGCGTCGAAATTCAGTTTTGTGACAAAGGGTACGTCGGCCATGGTTAAGCGAAATTGATCGTTGAGCCGGGGTCTTGTGTAAGCGTGGTCCAGGAAAAATGGCCGGGGTTTGCCTTGCTCCGATAGACAGTGACATTGCCGGTTGCCCGGAAGGTTCCAACCGAGATATCCGACGGATTGTCGCGAAGGTCCAACACCGCCCCATCCAATAGCCACAAGGTGCTGGTGATGGTATCGCCCGCCGAAGCCTTGCGGAGATTCAATTTCACTGTTCCCGCCGCTTTAATATCCGCCAGTGTTCCCGATCCGTTCAACGTGGTCGTACCGGCGGATTGGTTCAGGATGGATGATCCGCTCGCACCACCCCCCATATTCAACGTGCCGCCGGTTTGATAAATGGTCGTCCATGTGGTTCCCGCGCCACAGTTTAATTTGCCGTCGGCGATGTTGATCGTCGCAAGGGTCGCCGTCTCATTGGGAACAGTTGTCGCCACCCCCACCAACCCGCCTAACACCGTCAGGGTATTGCTGGTGTTGCTCCCCAATATCCGCAATGGTTCCAGATTCGAGTCGGTGCCTTGATTTTTGGTGTTGACCACCACGGCGGCGGTTTGGATGGATGAAAAGTCGATCTTGAACCTGCCCGATCCCACGGCGGCGGTCGCACCATTGCCAGCGTCTCCATACCGAAACGCGGTCGCTCCGATCCGCAGGTAATCGTATTGGCGCGCGATGATCGTTCCGGTGGCCGGCGTGGTGGGGGTGTTGGCGACGGTATAGGTGAAGGTGTTGGCATCTGCAACGGTCAAGATGGTGTAGGTGCCGTTGTAGTCTGTCTCCACCGCGCCGCTGATAACCACCGTGTCGCCGACCGCATATCCATGAGAGGTCAATGTCACGGTCGCGGTGTTGCTGCTGCGCGTAATGCTGGTGACTGATTTTGGGGTTTTAGCGGTCAGGCCGGCTGTTCCCGTAAAGGTCAACGGCACGATCAGGTTGGTCAATGTCACGGCGGCTTGATTCAAGCCAAGTGCGATATCTCCCGACGAATTGGCAATCGTGGTGTTGTCAGAGCTTGCCGGGGTGGCCAGCCCGGACCAGTTGGTGGAGGTGGACCAGTTGAGTGTGCCACTGCTGGCGGTTAGATAATTCGTGCCCACTTAGACGATCCTTTCCTCAACGTCCATGACATACAGGGGGAAGTTGGCAATCAGGGTGTTATGAAAATGCCCTATGCCACGAACCAGATAGTATTTACTGCCGATGGTGATTCGATCCTCCGCCTTGGCCCCCAGGTCAACGTCCGCCGCGATCTTGTGCGTCACCACGATGTCATTGCGGAGATAATCATTTTTGGTTTGTGAATCGGCTGGCCACAAGGCGCATTTGACGTTCGCATTTCGCGAAGCATAGGTGGCAAACGCCGCCCCGCTGGCGTCTTTGGTATACGTCGCCCGCTCATGCTGGGCGGTAGAAGTCAAAAACATGCTTAGGATATTGCGGCTCACAATCGATTGGTCCCAATCGTTTTGCTCAGGTCGATGTAATAAGCCAAGGAATCTCGGATATCCGAAGCTTGAACTTCAGACGCCTTCCACGAGAACGGGCCAAGAGTCGCCGCGACAATACTCCGCTGCGTCAACCCCTCATAGAAGGCGTCCTGAACCATCCGATTGCAGATTCGCATCACATCATCGGGGATCGACTCATATCCAGCCCGATACTCCACGAGGATGTATTGATGCCCACCGGGGAACACAGGAACGCCGCCGTAGCCGCTAGGAGTGCGCCCAGTCAAAGGGAAGGGGAATTGCCACCCTACCAACTCGATCAATCCCGCCTGGTAATCAACGTGGTAAGTGATGTCCGCACGGTCGGGGTAAGTCAAAATGACAGATCGACTCTTGGCGTCACTCCCACCCAGTGGGTTCAGGTCCGCCGATGGTACGTCGATGGTCAAGGTGGCTGCCCATCCACTCACGGCATTGATTGCCGCCACAAGAAGGGACGCTGTGGGATAGTCGGTGAACAGGAGGGTATTCGTCGTCACTGTTCCCGAAGATGCCGTGGAGACGATTTTCAGGGCCGTGTCGGATACCGCCACGCTGGCACTGATCGCCGATCCGCTATACCCCACCGTTAAGGCGGGTCCATAGCCCCACGAAAGCCGATTGATCGAAATCACGGGGCTTTGCTTCAATACCAAGCACCGCTGATATGTTCCGTTCAATCGCTCCCGGCGGTCCCTGGCTTTGAACTGGATTCCGCAGATTCGCTCAATCTCCGCCGACACCTGGTTGATTAACTCCGTCAACAGCGTGTCGTCTGAAGTATCGGTGATGCGAAGATATCGCTTGGCGCTTTCCAGCGTAGTCAAGGCATAACTGGAAAGCGTGATATCCGATTCACTGGCGAGCGCCGCACCATCCCAATGCCGGGCGATTGATCGGAGAATCAAATCTGTAATGGCGGGGGATGCGCCGGCCTGCTCATAAAAGTATATGCGATAGTCGCCAGCGGCAATCGCGGAAGGGAAGTCCGCCGCATACAGATCGCCGCCAAGGCTGGTCAGGGAGACATCGTAGGTGGCGACATTCGCATCCGACCATACCTCAAAAGCCGTCCCATTCCATGCATACCCATCGCTTTGTCGGCGGATGATTGCATAGAGCGTGCCGCCGCCCTGGTAGGAAAGTGTTAATTCATTGGCCATGAGAAATTACTTGCGTTTTCCACGACCCACATACAGCTTGCTTGCCGGCGACTCGACCACCTTTACTTCGGGTTCCTCTGTCGGCTCGATAATGTGGTAATCAAGCATCGTTTTGATGGTCCCCGCATCGTAGGTAGTGGGAACCAAATCACCTTCACGGAACTGTCGATGGATTCGCTTGAAACGGTAGGTCATGCTAATTCCTTCGGCGCACCTTCACGCCGGTAAGTGTGTACATACTGGTGGATCGGTTGCAGTTCCGGACCCGGCCAACTCACCATCAACTGCAAGTGGCCCAGCCGAACGTGATTCGCCTGAAACAATTGCAACCCCGCCTTCTCAAACTCCCGCCAGAAATGGATATCCTCATCGATCCGTCCATCCTCCCACGTCCCTTGCGGGTCGGGATGATGCCAGAACCACGGCTTGGCCATCTTCTGCAAAGCGGCAACGCGGATCAGTGTTAAACCAAAATGACCCGTGCTGACCGGAAGTAATTCTGCATCGATGTCTTCACGCTTCACTCCCGACAGGTTGCGGCCATCCTCTCCCCGGATGGTCAACAGGACAGATTCCCTATCCCTGCCAACCTGCATCCCCATCACCGCGTCAACTTGAGGATTGTCGAGCATCAACCGATACAATTCCCGCACGTTGTCATTGGTGAAGATCGTGTCATAGTCGATGGTCAGGATGAACTTTGCTCCGTTGCCGATGGCTTGTTCCATCGCCACGGTCATCGTCTGGCCCCAGAACACCCCCTGGCGAACGAAGGTGGGGATTTTCAGCTTCGTCACCATCTCCAACATGCACGTTGCCTGATCGGTAAAGGCCAGTCGTGGCATGGACAGGACGGCTTGCGCGCCTTCAAGGCGGGCTTCCTGCTGAGAGGGTTTGCGGCCCATCAGGTTGAGGCTGATGGGGAGGCTGGAACAATCGCTGATGATCGATTTCCATCGACAGATACCCGTCAACCCCGCCATCTGCATCAGGCCGCGTAGCTTCTGCTCGTTGAAGATCGCGCCATGATGATCTTCGTCATCGGTGTGACTGCCCATCACATAGGCTTCGATGGGAACGTCTTCTCCCGATTCGTATTTTTCACAAATACGGTCAAAGTCGGGAACTGCGACCTTCAGCACCCCACCAGGCTTCAAGGTGCGAACCCAGTCTTTTAGAACATCGAGCGTCTGTTGGAAGCTGAAATGCTCCAGAACATGGCTTGCGTAGATTTCTTCAACCGATTCATCCGCATATTCCAGCGGGTAGGCTTCCGATCCTAACTTTCGGTCTACGCTCGTATATCCAGGAAGCTCGCTTTGGCCCGCGCCGATATTCAGTCGCATTCAGGTACTCCAAAAAGGGAAGCCTTGCCGGCAGCGATTAACCACCGGCAAGGTGATTAGCCGTTGACCACAACGGTTGCCTGTGAAGACGTGGAAGGCGTCTGTTCCGCCCGCGTCAACTGGCCCACCGCATTGACCACTTGCGTGGTGGCGGGGCTGACACTGATCTTCAGGTAGCGTTTGCGCCCCTTTAGATCGACATTCAGCGTGGCGTATGGCTGAGTAATACTCGTCGCGGCCGTGATGGCGTTGGGGATGGTGAAATCCGTCCCGCCCACAAAACCGCTGACACTGGCGAAGTTGGTGACAACCGTGTCATCCGACTCGCTGAGCTTCAAAACCGTGGGCTTGTTGCTGACAACATCCGCAGTCGGCAGCAGAACATCGAGGCTGAGGTAGTCATACCCCAGCGTATCGATGTTTCCGCTGGCCGTTCCAGCGGCGGTGGTTGACGATTGGAAAATCGGCAACACCTTTTTTGCATTTTGAGCATGGATCATATTTCATGCCTTTCTTATTTCAGGAGAATTTCCCCGCCGAAGACCATTCCCCGGCGGGGATAATCATTAGCTGGCCGCGAGGATCAGGCCCACAACAGGACCGGCGGTGGTGGAATTGCCGACATCGTGAACCACGATGTCAAAGCGTTGCGTTCCACGGATACCGATTTCGTTGCGTTCCCACAGGGATTGACCACCGACCGTTGCTTGCGTCGAGAAGTCGATCATGTCCTGCTGGCGATCCCCAAACCTTGCCGCCAGCGACAGGTCGCCGAACAACGCCGCGATCTGAGAGTTCGCCGCCGAAGTGGGCATCACTTCCGTCAGTTCCACGGGATAACCCAGGAAGATCGGACCACCACCCGCTTGCAGGTTCAGCACCGTGTTTCCACCCGCAGCGGTGAGCAATTTCTGCATCACGCTGTCGTGGAAATTCGGAGACACAAACCATTTAGCACCCTTGCGAGCATAGGTGGGAGTGCGTCCAACAACAGCATGGAAGTCGCCCAGCACCAGTTCAGAGTAGGCATTTCCCGAACCCAACACCAGACCGCCACCATCGTCAGTGCCGTTGATGGTGGACAGCGCCGTAGAGACGCCGACAATCCCGCCGTAGGTGGAGGTGCCATCGCCCAGGAACCCGCACTGGTCTTCTTTCAAGGCGAAGGCGTAGCCGATTTCACCCGCCAGATCGTCACCAATGCTGATAACCGCATCCTGGCTGAGCTGGTTGGTCATACGGCTGATAACCATCAGGTCTTTGGCGACCAGCCGAACCTGATCCCAACCCTTGGTGGATTCAATGCCCGCCGAACCTTCCGACACGAAGTAGGCAGTCAAGCCACCCGTGCGGCGGGGAACGGTTTTGGTATCGCTGGTCATGGGTTCGATTCGCGCATTGCGGCGAAATACGCCGTATTCAAGGCGCAGGTCGATCATGTCCGTGCTGAACTCTTCGGGGATCAGGAACCCGCCGGCCGTGTTGGCGTTCGACTGGTGGAGCTTGATCGTGATGCCCTGTTCCTCGCAGAACCGTTTTGCGTTCTCGTTTCCAAGACAGGCCATCGCCCACTGGCCGAACCGATAAGCGCGTTCCACCCGATCAAACTCGCCAACCTTGGCCTGTTTGAAGTTGCGAACCTGCCCGTACCGCTTAGCGGTTGCAGGGATCACAAATCGAGCGGCCTTGCCCGTCTCACCCAGCGGGTTGCCCGGAAGCGGATTCGCCTTGCGAAGCTCTTCCAATCGCTTGTTGACCAGCCGTTCAACGGCAGATTCGTCAACCTGGATCGTAGCATTCGCGTCCGCCTTGGCGTCCGGCTCTTCGCCGATAATCTTGACGCTGACGGGGGTCTCCTTGCCGTCTTTGTCCGCCTCATAGACCTCGGCGGATTTGAGGTTTTTGAACATCGCCGTTCGGGCATCGCCCGCCGGCATTGACTTCAACAGCGCAAGCTGCTGTTCAAACTCTTCGAGTTTGAGCTTCATGGGATACTCTCTTTCTAATTCTGAATATGGATCGTCGCTGGCTGTCTGCCGTACCCCATTCGCCCGGCGTTCTTCGGCCCGGAGTTGCCTCCATCCGCTTGAACACCATCGACCCGGAGTGGTTGCCTGACGTGTGTGCGGCGAACCGCCGCGTTGTTTCTAAAGGTAGTAGATTCGGCCCCGCAACTTGGCCAAAAGTTGATCCGCCGCGATGGCTGATGCTTTGGCTGCGTCCAGGGTCGGCTTGTCAAAATTCATGTGATAGACGCGGGTTTTCCTGATCGGAACTTCTGCCGCCGTTTTCATGCCATCTCGGCAATCGGCACAAAATAAACCGTCCTCGCCGTCCATCTCCTGCATATCATCCATCGGAAATTCTTTGCCGCATTTAGCGCAATTCCCGATGGCCGCTTTCTGTTCCGGTGAGTCTTGTGGAGAATCAGCATTGACGGGTTGTTCAGACTTGGTGAAGCATTTCGCGGCGATATCTTGTGGGATAAACCCCTTTGACACTGCCGTCGCCACTGCCTCTTGATTGCAGGGGATGGTGACACAACCCACCTCGAACAGTTCCCACTTATTTGTTACCCTGCGGCATCCAGCGCCGTATTTCTCTAAGTCACGATCCGTCGCCGGCCGCGACTCGACACAATCGAAACCCACCGAAAAGGCCGATAAGACCTTCTGCTGGTACATGCTGAATACGACGTCGGGGAACCACTCTTCATTTTCGGGGTGATTCTCCGGTCGCGTGGCGAACACGATCTTAGCGCTGATGCTTTCCGCGTCCCGTTTAATTGCCGTGATTTTCCCCACCGGCAGCGAATAGTAATCGTGCATCCAAGTGACGATGGGGTTTTTCTCGTAGTCCTTGGTATTGCACCCTTGCGGGATCAATACCTCCCCATCGCGATCCACGGCAATCGTGCTGATCTTGGCCATGACGGCACGCTCGCCATCAACCACTGAGACATCCGCCGAAAACGCCTTATGCTGGATCATTCTTCCACCTGCCCATCAATCAGTTTCAAGAGTTTGAGGGTTTCGTATCGATATTCGCGGCGCAGCCGGTGATAGTCCGCCAGCGTTTTGGCGTTTCTCGCATACGCCTTGGCGTTGACCACATCGACGTACCTTAACGGCGGCTTAGGGTTTGGGGGGTTCATTTTGCGATTGAAGTTCGGCTTCAAGTCGAGGGTTGGGATTCGGCGTGGTAGGAGTATTTGTCCCCGCACTGCCCATCATCTGCGCGGCCTGTTCACTGGTGAGGTTGAACAGCACGATCAACTGTCCTATCCCCGCATCGCGCGGAAGGTCGCCAGCGGATACCGCCGCCACAATCGCGGTCGCGGCGGTAATCTGCGCACCATTCAAAACGGAATCTTGATGCACTTGCAGCGTTTGATCGGTCGATGCGGGTTGACCATTCACCGGCGCACCCGTCGGAAGCCCCTGGCCTTCGTTGTGTCGCTGCTGATTTTGTCCAACTGCTGCATTTCCAGCGGCGGCAGCGGCTCCACCCGATGCACCGCTGGGCGGGAACAACTGATCCCCGCCGGGTAACGGGTCGGCACCCTCTTCGGAGCGAACTTCGTTGGGAGTGGCGATGCCGCCGGCCACCAATGCCACGCGGCGCTTCAACTCGAACTCGCGGTTTTCCAATACGGCCGGGTCATAGGCCAGAAACGCATCTTCACCTACGTCAAAACGGGGGAGGTATTGTTCGTTGAGCTTTTCCTCATCCATCAGGCAGTAGGGTTGAATCGTATCCCGCATCCACGCGGTATCGGCCGTGCTGGCGCTGGATCGGTTGGGGTCATCCGCCTTCAACATGGTGACAGGCACTTCCCACGCGGCGGCTATTTCCTCAACAACGCGGTCGCTATCTCCGATTTCTTCAATCGGTTCATTGAGTGATTGAATGGCGACATCCCCACCCACCGCAAGGAACTTTCCGCCCTTGCTTGGCCCGCGATATTTTTCCTCAATCTTCGCTTCAAACCGATCTAACTGATCGCCCTTGCCTCCACTTTTGAAGATCATCAGCCAGTCAGGGCGGGCCATATTGTCGAATTTAGCCTGATCCAATGTTCGCTTGCTGTCATGCAACATCAGTGCGGTCCAAGCCGCCTGGGCACACCCCATGCCGTAGTACAAATCCGATGGGTTGGCACGCTTGGCGTGAATCACCGTGTCGGGTGAAAACTCCCGCTCCATTTCACGCCGCGCACCATACAGGTAACCACGGATAAAACTCTGCTGATCGGGAATGATCGACACCCATTGACTAGGCATTGGCCACAATTGCGAGGGGATACCCAATACCGGATCATTAACCACAAGGGTATAGGCGTTGCCGGTCAGCTGAAGATAGATCATCCGCAGCACAGTCAGATCAAACCCGTTCATCCACGGATTGACGTTGCGGAGCACCTTCAATGCGGGGTGCGGTTCATTGATTTCCTCAAACTCGCCACGAAACTCCGCCACTTTCTGCTGCACGAATTGGCTTGGCCGATAGTCCGGGATGTTGCCCCATAGATACTTTCGCCGCGAACTCTCTACCGAACGGGTTCGATACAGCTTTTGTCCACCTGATTTTTTTTTAACGTACAGCCGCAAGGGAATGCGCCCAACCGCATTAGCGTTGAGCATCGTCGCCTTGTATCCCCAACTCCTGAATCCCACCGGAATGGCCGCATGGTCATTGAACGGTCGCGGCTTGGAGCCTTTGGACCCATACCCCGGCACCACCGACGCATTTAGGTAGTCAGAGGTTCCGTACAGCGATTTGAGATTGTCCAGCAGCAGCGGATGGCTGTTATCGATAATCACATTGAGCTTTGACGATCTAGTTTTCTGTGACCAAATCCGCCATCTTCAGAAGCGGTTTTGATGGAGTGGTGCGCATGGCATAATCGCTGCCAGTTGGATTCGTTCCAGAATTCAGGATCGCTTGCCTTGCGGGGAATCTTGTGGTCCACGTCGGTCGCTTTATTGGGACAATGCCTTCCATCTTCAAGGATCGCCTCACACCACGGCCACTGGGCAAGGAATCGAGCACGCGCCCGCCGCCACACACTCCCGTAGCCTCTTTTTGAGGCGGTGGGGCGTCCGCCGAATGATGGTCGGGTTGGACGATGGACGGCAAATCGTTGCGGCATTTAGATCATCCGGAAGACGATCTCTCCCGAATCGGATACCAGTGACCGCCCCAAAGCCATGATCGTCGCAACAACCCCGTCGATCTTCTTGCCCGTCTTCGATTCTGGCTTCACCGGCTTGATGTTTCCGGCGGGGTCTTCCTTCACCGCCACATTGCCAATCATCCACCGCATGAGAGGGTTGCCGCCGTGGGTCAATTTGTGAGACGCGATGAGTTTTTCAAATTCCTTCGATGGTTCATTCATTGACGCGAAACCCTGGCGAAATTCCACCATCTCAATCCCATGTTCCTCTTTTAATCGCGTAGCGGTTTGCGTGGCGTTCCACGGATCAAACGCAACTTCCTGAAGGTTGTAGTCCTTGGAACATTGAACAATTTGTTTCTCGATGAACTCGTAATCCGTCACCGCGCCCGGGGTGGTCGTAATCAATCCCTGATCCAGCCATGGACCCCAGAATGGTTCTTTTCTACGTCTCTCCTTAGCGGCTTCCTCCGGCATCCAGAACCATTCACGGGTAAAGAACCTATGATCCTTGCGAAAGAGCAATGCGAACGCGGTCAGGTCCAACTTGCTGGCCAAGTCCAAACCTCCCCAACACTCGCAACCCTTCAGTTGTTCAAGATCAACCACCCCACGGCACGCATCCCATTTATCTAAATCCAGCCACGCCGTCTCGGTTTGCGTCCAGATGTTCAGGTGCAACCGAAGAAACGCATTGCGTGCTGAAGGTAGTTCCTTCGCTCTTGCGGCCTTGCGTTCCAGATCGTCGAGCTTGACCGATACGCCAAGGTTTGGATTGGCCTTGGCCCACGTCGCGGGAGAGTAAGGGTCATCGTCTTTATCGGCGGCGGAGATGAACGCGAAGAACGTATCGTCCTTCACACCGTCAGGTTTATCGAACCCCTCCAGGATTCTTTCACCGTACCGATGCAGCTCACCGCCAATCGACTCTTCGTCACTCCCCGCCGTCGTGATGGCTAGCATCATGGGTTGGCGTCTGGCACCCGTCGCGGTGTCCAAAACATCCCACAACTTTCGGTCTTTGTGGGCGTGAAGCTCATCGATTAACCCTGCATGGACGTTCAGGCCATCGAGCTTTTCGCTGTCCGCTGCCAATACTTCAAATTTAGAAGCGGTTGGCAGGTAGGCAAGGTTCTGAACATACTTCCCCCCAGAGGCGACCACCCTTGACCTCAACGCCGGCGAGCGTCTTCGCATCATCTCCGCATCGGTCAAGATGATGCGTGCCTGATCCTTCTTGGTGGCCGCAGAGTAAATCTCCGCCCCGGATTCGCCGTCAGCCGTCAGGAGATGGAGACCAACACCTGCCCACGTGCTGGTCTTGCCGTTCTTGCGGGGGACTTCAACATAACCCGTGCGAAATCGCCTTGTCCCATCCGCACGCTTCCATCCAAACAATACGACCAGCAGGAACTTCTGCCACAGATTCAGCGTGAATGGTTCACCCGCCCATTCACCCTTCCAATGGTGAAGCAGTGCGAAGTATCGGACTACCCTTGCCCCCGCCTCAAAGTCGAACCGCAGTCCGCGTTTTGAGCCATCCCGCAAATCAGCTTTATGGCGGAGGACGCATCGCTTGACCAATGCGGCGGCGGGTATCTTCTCGCTCAACACCCCATCCATGTACGCCGTGAAATCGGCGGCAAGAGCATCAGGTTTTTTCGACGGCATCAGGTGGCGAGACGAAGATCGCCCCCGAAGAATTCCCGCTCCACGTCATTTATTTCACTATTTGTCATGGGG